TATCAGAACTTGACATTGTTCCAAGATACTTATCACCAAAGTTGTCAAGGATATTTGTAACTGAGTTTGCAGAGTTTCTGGCGGCTACTTCTGAAGCTGATGCTGCGGTTGCTGAAGCGGCAGACTTGGCAGAATAGTGTTTAGCAGAATATTCAGATCCATTAACTTGAGAATCTTCTGCTAATTGTGCCCAATCCTTTGCAGAACCTCCTAAAGTAGCTCCTGTCATTGATGCACCTTGTGCCCATGCTTTAGCAGAACGATCATTAGTCGTTGCACCATTTACTTTAGCGGTATCCTGTGCCCATCCTTTAGCCGATCCCCCAGTAGAAAGGGCGTCTGAATTACCATCTCCCTGTGCATATTCTTTGGCAGAAAAGGTTGTATCAATAGCGACATCAACAGTCTGTGCCCATTCTTTTGCTGATCCAGTTGACGGAGCATGAGTTCCTACTACAGAAGCATGAGCTTTTGCAGAGTGACCTAAATCACTTCCTCCTGCTACATTATCAGTGTATGCTTTAACTTGACCATTCTCTTTATCTGCCCAATCCTTTGCTTCTAATTTATAGTCTTCTGCATCTTCTTTGTATGCAAGTGTAGTTGTTTCTGTAGCGGATAGTTGACCATAGTTTACTGCGTCATTAGTAGCTGTACCATCGGCTACCTGTGTAATCTTCTTATTAGTAGTAGTTCCCGGTTGATACGCTTGGTATACACCTGTACCAACGTCATAAGGAAGTGCGTTATCAGCAGTTTCCACGGCTTGTTGAGCCATGTGAAACACGTTAGCAGAGGAGTTATCTAGATCTTGTTCTGTTAGAATAGAGGCATTAGAGAAGTCAATAGAAGGAGCACTCTGGTCTTGTACGGATCTCCTGAGTTCAATAATAGTTTCACCAGAAGTAAAGGATACATTCTTACCTGACGATCCATATAGAGTAGAACCTGTGATCTCTCCTGTATCTAGTGTAACCTTCTGATTAGCTGTATCTATAGTCCATACTGTATCAGATGTACTAGCCCATGTAGCTGATATTCCAGCTAACTTTGAGTTATCTACATCACCATCTTCTAGGAAGTTCTTACCACCTGCGTATATAGAATCTGATGTCCTGTATATTCTTACACCATCTACGTATACTTTAAATACATCTCCTGCTGTACTCTTGTATGAGTCACTTGCTGAAGCTATGTAACCTAAGTCAGCATAACTAATTACTAACTGGTCTCCTGAAGTATATGGGGTTGAACTTGTAGCCCACGGGTTCAAGATAACACTAGTTAAGGTAGTCTCTATTGCCATATCAGTCTTTTATTTTAAAGTTTAATCCGTAAATGTCCATATATTATTGATTTAATAATCCTGCTCCTACTTCTGCTTTTTCCATAGTTACGTTTTGCCATTCTTTAAATAGTTCATCATCTTCTTGGAGCAGATTCATTCTAGCTTGTTCCTTATAAGCATTGACTAAGTATTTAACTGCTGTAGTTTGTGGAGAAGGAAAGTCAGCATGGTATATCCTATCTTCATCATAATCATACTCTGGTGAATCCATTAGATCCTGTAGAGATTCCATTAAGGTTCTACCTTCTATTCTAGTTGTACCAGTTAACTCACTAAGTCTAGAGTATTGATCGGAGGATAACTCAATACCACTAAGTCTTTTACTTAATGGTTGTATAGTCTGTCCAAACCTTAGTAATTCCTGCATATACTTATCTGGTTCTTCAAAGTGCATATCTAAACCAAAGTCACTACCAGTAGGAAGCATCATAGGCTTACCTGTTAACCAGTTATATTTAACTGCGTCATAACCTTCCATTGGGGGTAACTTAGCCATCATCTTCTCTTGCCAAGTTAACGCTTGTCTAAATGTGTATGCACCAGACTCCTCTTCTGCTATTCCGCTTAATCTATGTACTTGAGCAGGAATAGCTGGAATAAAATTCTTAGCTATAGAAACTGGAATATCAGAAGGATTTTCATTATGTATTGCACTATCTACTCCATCCATTAGAGCTTTAACTCCTCTTAACCAAGTTCTATCAACCATAGTTTTTGCTGTACATGCTATAAATAACCCAATAGCATCTTCTAATGAGTCAGGATCTTCTCTGAATCTATAGAGGTTCTCATGTAGTGTAGCTACATATAAGAAGGGCATTGAAGATGGCTCTAATCTATCGTACTTAATCCATACTGGGCCTCTTGGAGTTTCTACTTTCCAAGAAAATGGTTTAAATCCTGCGGCTCTCCATAGTTGGTTTTTCTCACGATCTATTGGCCCTGCTCCTGTTATAGTTCCATCCATAGCATATGATACCGCAGTACCATATAATCCTACCCCCATAATTGTATTACCTATAACTTCTGCCCTTTGGGATGGATCACCAGATGTCCACATGTCTCTAGTTCTTTTACTTAAAGCAAAGTTAGCTACAGGAGTACGTTGGATAAACCTACTAATTAAGTTAGCTGGAGTTCTAACAAATGGAAATATAAGTCCTAATGTCATAGGATGTTTATCTACAAGTTGGTGTAGATTATTTGCAAATCCTTTCTCCAGTCCCTCTTGGAACGTAGCTCGTCTTGAGTACTCTAGTAAGTCTCTATCAACTGCTTCTCCTGCTTCATCGTAGAAATGGTCTAGGTTTCTTCTTATAAAGGCTTTCTTATCTGCTCTAGATAAGTTATCAGGCATAGCCTTTGTAATCTTTGACATTGCTTTACCATTGTAGGTAAGCATCTTAAAGAACTCATCCTGTGCTCCTAGTATTCTAAGAGATAGTCTAGATACTTTACCAAATGAGTTAACTACAAGCGGAATCCAGTTTTGAGGATGCCAGTATCCTGCATCAACTGCCTTATCCATTTGCATATAGAAGCCTCTAACTACGTCACCGCTTGGAGTCTCGGCTTTTGTTCGTAGTGGGTCTAATAGGTTTCTCTCATGTATCAAAGCATCCATTCCTGCTGAGAAAGCTCTCCTAGTACTCATTAACATATTAAATACAAAACCAAGTTCTTCTTTAGCACCTTTCAGATTAAATGTTGATATATGTCCTATTGTCTTAGCAGTAGGAATAAGCATTGTCTCCATCATATTCCCAAGCAAGTTAGTAGTCATAGACTTTATATTAGCTAGAAGCATACCTCTGTATACCTCTTGAACAGCTTTGCCTATCCTCCTTTTACCTTTTAATGCTTCTTTTAATCTTCTTGATCTTAGTCTAGCTGATGGAGTACCTAGTATAGCATTTATACTTTCAAGTACTTCCCTATTTAAACCCTTACCATGAATTTGTTTTCTTAGAAACTCCTTTCTCTTTAGTATCTCCACATCAGATAATTCAATATCAGGTTTCATCGTACCATTTTTATTAAGGTACTTATTCTTCATCTTAATATTTCGGTACGCTAATCCCCTACCTAATCCTCTAGGTAACTCTGCAAATGCTTGGTGTAGCTTTGTTATAACATCAATATGTTTTGCCGCCATTAGTTGAACAAACTCATCTCCAAAGTCTTTACCTTGCAAACTATTATAAAACTGTTTAGTAAGGTCATCTAATACCATTTGCCATCCTAATACTCTTGACCCAATTTGATCTGCCATGAGCCTATCAGCTTTCATAAGAGTAAACAACTCTTTCTCAGGAATAGCTAGTGAATCGGCTAGATTTTTAAAAGCATCTTTATCAAGACCAGATGCCCTTCTGACATAATTAGCATATGAAAGTCCTTCTTTCTCTGCTTGTTTGTATGTCTTTTGTCCTATCTGGTCTACACGAAGTGGGTTTCCTTTTGCATCAAAAGTAACCCTACCAAGTAAAGCGGCTTCACGATCTAGTTCGTTTGAAATAGCATTTATTACATTCTTAACACCTATATCATCAATACTATTAATATTAATCAATGGGTCTCTCCCTACTAAAGACATAGCAGTAGATGCACCTACTTCATCTCCCGTAGCCATAGCTTTTGCTAATGACTTGACTACATTAGTTACTCCTGTCTCAGATAGTGTACTAGCTTGAAGAACTGTTTGTCCTGCTGTGTTATCTACATCACCTAATTTAACAAATTCTTCTGAGTCTTTTGATGCATTCTTTAAACTTTGGACTTCTGCCCTAGCTTGTTCTTTGATAGGTGTCCTACTTGGAGGATAGACAACATCTAAGACTTCACCGCTATTTACAGTATTGATCCCTATTTTGTTAATCTCTTCTAACTGTTGAGGTGTAGCACCACCAGCTTCAGCTTTCATTAGGCTTCTTTCTCTCTTGAATACCTTAAAGAAAGTAGAGTATGCACCAACTAGTATACCATCCATTAACATGGATTCCAAAGCAATCTTAAATCTCTCTTCTACTTCTGAGTTATCATCAGATGCTTGAAGCCATTCAAAGAAGGGTTGACTAACTTCAAATGGAGTGTTCTCTACAAACTCTATCATAGAGTTAGCCATTCTAGGCTCATAAGGTTTGAATGAGAATACACTACCAAGTGTCCCTACGGCAGTAATGTCTCCAAACTTCTTTAGACCTTTGACTGCTTTAGATGAGGTAGTAGTGGCAGTACCTATGCCTACTCCTGTAGCCACACCTTTTACTCCCTTTATTATTCTAGCGGCTGGTATTAATCCTGCTACTACATTTGACAAACTTCTGGTTAACTGGTGTCCTACATCATCAGACTTTTCAACTGTAGGCATAAACGAGACTTTATCTTCTGAATGTAGCTTATCCCATTCTGAGTCACTCATAAAGGATATAGTAGGTCTATTAGGATCATAGTTTTCAAATCCTTTTATATTAAACACTAACTTATGGGAATCAATGTTTAACGACTCTACCTTCTCTTCTACTGCTTTATGGAGATCATCTACTCCTAGAAGGTCTCCTGTGTTCTCTATCATGTCTAACACACCTCCTAGAGCTTGTAGACCATATCCTACAACACCTGATGGAGCTTCGTAATCCTCTGTCTCCTCTTGTTCAAACTCAGGTACACTAGAGAGTCTTTGGGAATCTTCCATCAGTAATTGTTCAAACTCACTAACTCCTAATTCGTCATACCTTGTATCAGGACTTTCATCTAGACTTATATCTTCCTCTATAACCTCTTCTTCAGGTATTGGAAGAGTACTATCTTCTTCCTCTAGTATAACTTGTTCAGCCATTTATTTTATTCTCCGAATAGACGTTTCCATACTACTTTTAAATCTAATACACCATCTTGAAATGCTGGTTTTTCTTCCTTCTTTTCTGTTTTTACAGACTCAGGTTTACTTAAAGAACTTAGCTTTTTTGTTTTAGGTTTCTTTTTCTTTTTCTTTGTCTCCTCTTCTATTATTTTCTTTGCTCCAATAAAACTGGTTATATCTTTGGGAAATGGATACTTAGCTTTTTGATACCTTTTAATCCTTTTTTCCTTTTGTTCTGTAGATAAGTTAGGATCTATTTCTATAAGTTTTATTTGTCTCCCTTTAATTAGATACATGCCCCAGTTCCATAAGGCTTCTAATTGTTTTTGTTTTACTTTTGGATCATCTGAGCCACCCACAGCTTCATCAAACCAATCTTGCATATCTCCACTAAAAAAATGTAGGTTTGCTATTTCTTTAGCTTCTTCTGTTGCTCCCATACTTAATCCGAAGATAGCTTTTTTAAATCTTTCATAAGTATCTACTGGACTGTATAATGCAGAGTCAGAATCTTCGTATATCATTCGTTGTAAATCTTCATATTCTTTTGGCCCTTCATTTTTTGCGGGCATCATCATATTTTGTATATCTTTTGTATTATCTTTCTTAACTTGTGTTGATCCCAGATGTTTATCAACTGCTTTTTGCATCTCTGCATCATATTCCGAAATAAGGTTTGAAACTTTCTTTTTGTAAGAATCTGACCCTAAGAAGGCTTCTTTTTCTCCTTCAGTCCAACTACCAAATCCATACCTTGCCCCACCTTCATCTTCACTTCTTCCTTCTAATTGGTTACTATATTTACCAAACTCTTCTATAAAAGCTCCTCTTAGTTTTCTTTTATAACGCTGAGTTATTCTATGAATACCTTCTGGTATAGGTACTTCATTTCTTCTTAATGCTCTACCCATCGGACTTCTATCCAAACCGAATCTAGCAAGATGATTATCTTCTATATATTTTAATACTTTGGTTTCATCTTTGTATAACTCAGTAGTTGTAGGAGCTACATACTCTTGTTCCATTTGTTTAACAAGAGCTTTCGCATCATCATTAAGAGTAATATTCATCCCTTCAAATGCTGTAGCTAACCTTTGTTGTCTTGATTTTGGAGTTGAATCCGTAGAGGGATCAGCTAACACTTCTACTAAATAGTCATGAACAGTTTGTTCGTCTGCATCCTCTGGATTCATAACATCATACAAACCTAGTATCCTGTTTTTTCCTTGTGTCGTAGAAGCTAGTCCTTTAGTTAATCTATCATGATACACTTGTACTTGTCCACCTACTCCATCTACTCCAGCCGCCATTAGTGCATCATTAATCTCTTGTTCTACCTCTTGTATTTCATTAGGATCTGTTAATGATGCTTTCCTTGCTATTAATTCTCCAAGTGTTATCTTGTGTCTATCTAGGAGAAGTGTTCTTTCATGGTTATACCTTGCTCTCTCAGCCCTTTCATCTTGTTCTGCATCATTTTCTATTTGCCGTACTGTTCCCCACTTTAGTTTTTGGCCTTCTACTGTGTGACCATAAACTCCACCAGGAGTTGTGATATTGTCTAATATATCTAAGTATCTTCGGTCTCCTTTCCTTCTAGCAGTTTCAGCAATAGTTTGACCAGCTAGTTTATTTATTGTTCCATATTTAAAACCTCGCTTACCTAGCTCCTCTATTGTATGATTTAGGTCTTGTGTAAAAGTTAAAGCACCAGTTTGTTCATCTCTTTGTTGTTTTAAATTTATGTCTAACTTATTAAATTTATTCCAGTTTTCTTTAGTTTGATTTGGAGTCGTCATGATTTACTCTCCACATAAGTTTGAAAATGTGCAAAATTAAATTTAGCTTCTTTCCATTTTCCTACAAAATGCATCTTCTTTGGATTCCATATCTTTCGGAATCCTTTCCCTCCAGTATAATTATCTTTGAGGTAGTTTGTAAATAATTTTCTTTGTTCTTGAATAGGTAAGGTCTGAAATGATTTTGCAAATGCTTTAGTAGGTTCAGAGTAATTTTCTGCTAATCCTATAAATTTAGGTAAAGTATCGTATGCTCCTCCTCCTTTAGCTATTAAACCTTTTGCACCAGTTTTAGTATTGTCTCCTAATGTTACAGTGTTTTTATCTTTATTTATTTCTGATTGAATTGCCTTATTATCATTATTTTTAAGTGCTTCAGCCATTTTAATAATAGGTTCTGCTTCTCTCTCCTTTAGATTTTGATTCTGGTCATTAGCTTTTTTATTTTGTGCGGGAGCTATAATATTGTTAAATTTAGTAAATGTTTCTACAGGAGATTCATTAGGAGTGACACCTCCCTTACCTATTTGGCTGTCTAAAAATCGTTTAGCTTGGTTATCTCTTATATCTCCCATCTCGTTTTTAGTTATATTTACTAAACTTCCATCTGATCGTAGCCCTACACCTACTATTTCCGCTTCCTCCGGAGTTATTTCTCTTATTTTATCCCTCAATCTAAAAGGTTCAGAAGGTCTAAACGCACCAAAATTATCAGATCTATATCTAGATGGTTCAGTAATAGATGTAAGAACATCAGTTGGCAAAGGTTTATCACTTAGTCCTTTATACATTTGTTCCCATATTCCTCCCTTAGTCATTGCTTTCTGTTCTAAATCTTTCATAACTGAAGAAGGAAGTGTACCATCCTTTTTAACACTAGATAACATATCTTGTGCTTCTTGGAAATCTGTTTCTGTTAATTTTTGGCTTTGTAATATTTGGTTTAGAGGAAGATTATTATCTTTAAAAGTATTTCCAAGAATTTCCTCATTTTGATTAATCATATTATAAAATTTATTACCTATCTCATCCTCTGATTTAGCTTGGTAATTAGCATTCAAATGAGTAGTGTGTCTTCTTGCTAACTCTCGTTTCTGTACTTGCCATTGCTCATAGAATCTATTTTGAAGAGTTTCATCTGGAATAGATTCCATTTGAGCAGATATTTCATCTTCCTGTTGTTGGAAGAATTCATCAAGTTTTCCACTAGAAGGATCATTTCTATCAGGCCACTTTTCATAATCTGTAAATAACTTAACGGATGCTATATGAGTTAGATTATCTGTATAAGCATTTGTTACTGCTTCTCTAAAGAAAGGGCTTTCCTTACTATCTATCCATCCATTTTTTATAGCTTTCTCATAACTTTCTCTTGTTTCTGCATCAGCTTTTTCCCATGAAGCTATACCTCTTTCTTTCTCGGCTTGTCCATACTGATCCATAACCATCCCCTTACCAAATACAAACTCCTGCATTTGTGCTATAAGTTTTGCATTCTCTGTTTCAGCCATCCCTGCTGTTGGATCAGGTCTAGGAGCTTGTAAATTTGCTCCTGAGTTTGATACTTTACCTCTTCTGTATCTCTCAGGTCTAGTAGGTTCTCTTATCCCTCTTTGAGCACTTATCCTTTGACGTTGTAAAAGTTGTTTTCTAACTCCACTAACTGCTTGTGCATCTGCCATTGGTTAACCTATTATGTTAATTGATAATTTCTAGGAGTTGTTTTACCCCACATATTTTTACCTTGTTGTGCATTTCCTTGAACATATGCACTGCCTCCTGCTAATCCTAGTGCCATCATTTTAGAACCTTCTGATTGGTATCCTGCTCTTGGAGCACCGTTAATAGCTCCTATAGCTTGGTTGCGTCTTACATGTTTATCCCTTTGTAAAGCTGCTTTCTCCCCTTTTAATGCGACTACTCCCCTCTGGTATGATTCATCTAAATCTATAGCAGTGTTTAACTGGGATCTCCTCAAGTTACCTAGTAGTGTCTGAGGTGTTTGTCCTCCACCAGTTTTCTCAGCATTAGCAACTAACATAGTAGCTTCGTCTTGTTGCTGTGCTATCCTCATCTCCAACTTTGCTTTAGCAGCATCTTCAGCATTGTCGAACATTTGTTCTTGTATAGCAGTCTCTTCATCCCAATAGGCTTCCATATCTTTGTTGTAAGCCTCATTCTGCATTCTATTATTCTCTTCAAATGCAGCATTAGTTGCGTCTGCCTGTGCTTTAGCCGCTTGCTGTTGCTGTTGCATTTGAAGCATAGACATTGCCGCCATAGCACCTGAAATTGGATCACACATTATCTCTTTCCTTTACATATAAATTAAATGGGATTTCATCCATACCAAACTTGGGTTCTGTACCTAGATTTTTAAATCCTAAACTCTCTAACCACTTAGAAGAACTTACGTTCCTATCGTCTACATAATTAAATACTGTTTTGTACATCTCTAAGAACTTCTTTAAATACTCTTGGGATACCTTATAAAAACCTTTCTTGTTAGTAGTCATATTATCTGCACCCATGAGCCACACTATACCTACGTCTGGCTGTTCTCTACATGGAGCTACTCCAAAGATACCTACTACTTCCTCATCTAGTTTAAGAGTATACGCATGTTCGCCTGATATTTCTAGACTCCTATGAAGTCCGCTAGTAGGTGTAAATCTTCCTGCACTCCATATCTCTTGTTTATCTGACTCTCTCATCTTAGGAGCTAACTCTAAGCAGTCCATCACTCCAGCTTTATCTACTGTATATCCCATTAGATCCTTTGACTCCTTAGTACTTGCAGTGCTTCCCAGTCTGCTGACTGTAGAGCTATGGGATGCCACTCTTTACTGTTTACTGTTATACGAGCATCCTTACTATTACAATATACAGGCACTCGTAGTACACCTGTCTCTAACTGTAATTGTCCTTGAATTAAAGAACCTACTGTTTTAGCTGTGAAAGCCTTTGTATTAATCTTACGGTATAACTCATCATAAGGTCTAGGTGCTACTTCTACATAGAAGTTACCTGACTTTGCATATGAGATCTCAAAGTTTCTCATTTGTAATCTACCAGAGCTAATTGAGTTATCATTATTCTTTACAAACTGTTCAGAGAACTGATACTTAAAATCATAAGGAATACCAGCAAATACATCTGGAGTAGTGTTTCCCTTCGATTTAGAGAAGGTTGAACCATTCTTCATGATACCTACAACTGCGGAAGCCTTAACTTGTTCTCCTGTCTCCACAACATATATAGGTTCTCTAGGTTCAAAAGTAAGTACTGTATCAGTAGGCCACGGTGAATCTTTAGCAATAGAGGGGGTTATCCTTATCTCAGCTTTGGTAGCATCAGCAGGATCAACTGCTACTCCTGTTATTTTATATGTTACTCCTTCATTTAAAGTAGTTGTGAATGTTTGGTCTACTCTTGGTAAGTAACCTTTATCTAGATTCTTTATTTTAATAAGTGGGCCAAACCCTGCTACTATAGAGGCATCTACTTTTACTTGGGTAGACGTTAGTTCATCATAGTTAGAGTCTCCATATGGTAGTAGATACGGATGTACTATTGCCGTATTGTCTGTATTACCCGGATCAGGAATAGTTATTGTATCTCCTATGTTATATCCTGTTCCTTGTGAAGCAATAACAAACGTAGGTTTACCATTACTATCTGTAGTGATATTAAAGGTCATACCTGAACCTGTTCCAGAAGTTTGAGTAGAAGTATGTCCTGTTCCACTATGTGTTCGACTTGCTTCCCATGCCGCAGATGGAGTAGGAGTGTAATCCTTTAGTGTGTAAGTAACAGCAGTTAATCTATATCTCCTATCTAACCTGACTCCTATCTTGTCATCCATTATACTCGTGGCATTATCTACTGAAAGGTTTAGTTTCTCTAGGTAAATAGTAGTTCCCCTTCTAAATAGAAAGAATGCTACAGAGCCTATGAAAGCCATGTCTATTATCTCTGCATCAAATTTCCATGTAGACCATGCAGACTGCATCTTCTCTTTATCATTATAGTAGTACTTATATACCTTAAGTTGTCTCCTGTCTGTCTCAGAGAGGATGAGTAGCACCTCCTCGTTTGAGGATACCGCCATCTTCTTAACTGTACCCTCTACAAACTCAGGTACATGTGCTGAGATCTCGTTTGCATCATTAGTCTCAGATGATATATTAATGAAGTACTCACGTATACCTGAGAATGCTCCACGTTGAAATGGGAAGAATATTGTTTTACCAGCCGGAACTGGTTTAGCCTCTGTAGATGTCTCAAAGTTGGTAGCAACGTCAACTGTTACTGAGGTAGGGGTAAGGAACGCATCAGACGTTAGTTTGAACTGCTGGAGATCTGAGAACAATATAAGGCTTTCCTGAAATGGTATGGCAGACTTTAGGATAGCTACTTGGTTGTTACTCACAGCTACATCTATAACTGCTGTATCTAATACGGATAGAACAGTAGTATGAAAGAAGTTATAGTAACCTCCTGATTCAGATAGTATAACATTCTCATCAGATATGAATCCTAATCTGTTTCTATGAAAGAATATATCATTAACCGTAAAAACGCCATCAGGAGAACCAACTGGATCATAGTTAGCAAAGGATGGGAAGGGGTTTGTTTTTTGATCTCCGGCATCTCTATCGGCCCACGGGACAGGTTTTAATACAAAGTAAACAGAGTTAGCATTACCATCCACTTTTCCGAATGCCTTATATAATTGCATCGGCATTGTACTCTTATCAATAGTCACATAACGTGAGACCTTTAAAGTATTTAATATATACGCAGCATCATAAGTAGCTGAAGAAGAAGTTGTGTTTAAATTATAAGGAGGTGTAAAGTCTGTATTACCAGTTATAGCTAATCCACCGGGATACATAGGTTGAACTACCTCTTTCCATACCGATCCAGTCCAATTTACATAATAGTCATCTTGTCCTGCTGCTTTGTCTCCTGAGATCTTAGCGACAAATCCTGTTTCAATATTTGCTGATCCCGGAAGATAGCCGAAGTTAGGTACTTCATCACTACCATTTACTGCTCTTGAGTAAGTATCTCCTTTACCATCTGTTAATTCAACAGAGATAGGATAAGTAGTATTTTTTATATGGATTACACTAGTATTTTCATCATGAATAACTTTAAATCTAGAGTTTGATGAAATTAATCCTCCTGAAGCTGTTGTTAATCCTTTACCAGACCCTCCTGCCCATGATGCATCATTTGTTGAATCAGAAGATGTAGATATAGTAGAACCTGTAACAACTCCCTTACTTTTCACACCTTTGTCATCAGCATATTCAGCAGAATTATCTGTATTAGTTTTACTTACATATACTCTATAATTAGTAGTTTGATTATCTTTTATTAAATATACTTGATCACTACTATCTACCCCTTTATTTATTGCATTTGCAATAGTATTCACACGTACTGATGCTTGGTTATTAATGGATGCAGAGTTTCCTACATTTCCTCCACCAGATCTTGATTCTGTTTCATTATCTGGAGTTGCGTATACAATTTTGTATCTGTTTCTAACTGCTCTTCTATATATATGAGAAGCATTAGATGGATCAGTATGAGAAGCGTTATAAGATGAGTGGTCAATAGGAAGATCAGAGTTAAGTAAATCATCTGATAATCTAGTTCCGTCAATCCCTACATTCCACTCAGTAATAACTGCTTGATATTTTGCACCAAAGTCTCCTACCTTGTAATACAATAAGGATTCATATGGTCTAGTAGGTGGAAGAGAGCTACTATCTTGTTTTACTTTTTGAGTTTTATTTAGAATGAATGAGTAATCGGCAATAGTAGTTGAGGATAAGCTATTAGGACTAAAAATATTATCTGTACTATTGAAATTCTTAAAGTAAGTATTGGGAATTGTATTAGAAGACATAGGGACTGAGGATGTTATTCCATCACTACTAGTAGTACCTTGTCCACTTGGATAACTAGCTTCTTGTTCCTTATCTAGTATATATACTTCTTTACCAGCAGTACCAGTTGCGTAACCTGTGAGATCAATTAGTTTAACTTCGGTATTAGTACTGGATGTTCCACCTTTGATAATTACTGCGTATGCCTCATCTTCACTTCTACGAATAGTATGGATAAACACATCATTACTATTAGCAGAGGTTATACCAGCTACTTCTGTTATATGCTCAGTACAAGGTCTCTTCTCTAATCCACGAGCTATATGAGATAAACCGTTCTCCTGTATCTCACCCTGTGTAGGTAGTCTCAGTGTAGCTGGTTGTTGGGATACACCATTAATCAAACTTGGTATAGTCCCAGATATTAAAGGCATCTATTTCCTCCATGCATAATGTTGGTTAGAATCTTTATTACGATCTAATACTCTAAAGGTGTCATAGTCATCAAATATAGTATAATCTCCTACTTCTGATTGATACTCTAGTAAATCTGTCCAAGCAAGCGTTTCATCCTCTTGGAAGAACCTGTGTAACTCACCTGACCCCACTACCCTATCGTGGAATATACGTGCGGATTTACTGGCTATATACCGTCTAGCTGGTTCTGGTAATTTATCGAATCCTAGAAATACTACCTCATCTACTACTACAGTATCTCCTTCAGCAAATACACTTGTATTGTTTTCTCTATCATAAAGAAAGCCACCACGTTCTATTATATCTTTCTTATTAGATCGTGTTTTAGAAGTAGTGTCTATTCGTAGTACATTTGCCGCAACTGGTATTTGATTATCTGAGGAACGAGGTGTTTTAGTTACTTGTAAGTCGGTATTAAATATCCATCCTCTAGATTGCACTTGTCTAGATGTGTTATGCAGAATATCTTGAGCGATAGAAGCATCTTGCAATCCTGCTTTATCGTTTAAGTTTGCAATAGGTTGTTCTCCAATAGTGGTTAGCATCATGTTAACCGCTTGGAGTTCGGTCATATTTTCTAATTTTTTCTCACTCATGCTACCTTTTGATATTTATTTTTACGTTTAGTTTTACTTAAGAAGTTACGTTTCTTACTGAATGTACCTTTGTTATACATAGACTTAAATTGCCACGGATGGAATAGAATGTAGGAATCATCCCCTCCTCCTTCTGCATCTTCAACTTCATTGTTATATATGATACCATCGTATCCTAAGTCTTGCTGTATAAACTTGATTAGACCGTGCATCTTATAATAGTGAATATTAGCTTTCTCTCCCCAAGACATGTTTCCCCACTCTTCATTCCAGTCATCTAACTCTACTCCTGTTCTAGTCATATCCTCTTCATAGAGTTCACGAGCATAGTTTAACACTTGTTCTAGTGCAGTACCTTGTCCAAAATGAGAGACTAGTAAGGGGAAATCTGTACCTTTGTTTTCAAAATCTTTAAGATTATCACCTCCAGTGTATGCACCTCCTGTCGGATCTGTGGGGGATAAAATTGAATAGCTATAGTTAGGCATCAGTTTTTCATCATTAAGATAATTTAACATTAGATCAAATTCAAATGATTTAAGATCTTTCATCCTTAATGGTTTATTCATCTTTATCCATCCTGAATAAAACTTAGCATTTGGAAGTCTAGAATCTGTGTCATCAGGATGGTATACTACATTATGCAATGTATCCCATTTAGATCTTCCATAGTCGCCTAAACTTTTTTCTCCCCCCTTATTCATAACTATATCTATAGCTTGATTTAATGTACCAAAGTGAGAAGACTTCTCAGCTTCTTCTTCTATATTTTTAATTCCTGCTATTACTCTTTCATCCATTCCCATAGGTCTATCCCAAAATCCTATTACTGGAGATACTCTGCTTAAAGTCCCATGATGGACAAGTTTAGGAAGTATTTTTCCATCTACATTTACACTAATAGCAGATTCCTGACCTCCCATATAAAACCAGTTAACAAAGTTCTCATTATTTTCCATGAGTTTCTTTGCTAATTTGTATGGTTCTATTTTACCTAATGCTTTAATATCTTGTGAGTAACCAAGTACATGGTTCTTTTCATACTCAGTTAGTTCTGACTCAGGTTTCATCATTACACCGGTTTTAGGATGAAATAAAAGATCGTAGTAATCAGCATGATGTCTACCTTTTAGAGATAATATTTCCTCTAGTACATTTCTATGGGCAATTTGTTCTTCTAATAAAGTAGTTCTCCATTTACCTCTACTTTCTCCTAGTGGCCCTGATCCTCCTTTTGAAGTTTCTTCTTTTAAATATTTTACTTGGTTTTTAGACATTCTTTCTCTAGTCTTCAAACTAATGTTTTGCTGTTGTCCAAACGCATCTAGCATACCCTTCTCTAATTCGTCAGACATTATTGTTTCTTTAGAATCTAGTAACTTAAAAAAGGATGGCATGAGCCTTCGTCTAAGTAACTTACTCAATCTGAATTCTTCGTTTGTACTAGCTGGTAAATTCTTAGTATAAGTCCGTTGTATATCTACTTGTTCGGATGGTTGAATATCACTAAATCCTTGTGTATATACTCTACTTTCGGTATCCATTCCCTTTGTGGGATCTAATGATGGTTTCATTTTATTTATCCTATAGTAAAAAAAAGGGAGTACCCACGTTTAAGGATACTCCCTAGAGAGTTGTTTGCTCCTACAAACCTTGAAGCAAAGCTACAGCACACGCAGGTCGTAATACGTTATGACCCATTGCATACTTTGATACTACTAATGTACCCTGTCTATTGATTTGGTATTCCGATTCAACAGACATATCCATTAGTTTAACAGTAGCAACTGCATCTTTAGTCATTACTAATGCACGTACACGTAATGCAACATCAGAGATGTAAGCAGTCTTACGGGCTGCACCAGAAGAACCAGTTGCACCTGTGTTAGTTACATGAGTAGACCATATAGCACTTGTAGTATCATAGCCTACATCATATTGTGTAGTTCTTCCAGAACCAGCACTTGCCGCTAGAGGTTGGTCTGAACCCCAAGCCGGATTTGGTGATGTTTTATGGACAGCAGCACGATCAGCATTAGTTGCTGTAGCATCAGCTTGAGTCCATAAACTAGAAGACCACGTAGTTCCTGCTGTATTAGAGTAAGAACCCATGTGATTAGTTACATACACAGGCATACCTAAGATTCTAGGTACGTCACCAGATGCAACGCTTCCAGATCCACCAATGTCACGATTAAAGATAGCCAAGTCATTCAAGTTACTTGAACCTGAAATCTTGAACATATCATAATACATGTCATTAGACATAACCACGAATGGTTCACCCGGAACATTAGCATTTGTAAGGATACGTTTTGCATCCATAATTGCTTGAGCAATCTTCTTAGGATCACGAATACTAGAGGCAACCGAAGATGTAGTGGTTTCATCCCCACCAACAACTACATTACCTGTAAAGTCTTCGTCATCAAATGCTGAATAGTCTTGAATTAGTGACCCTCCTGTAGTTTTTGATGCTAAAGTAGCATTCTCACAGAGAGCAGCTTTGATAGCAAGACGGAGAATGTTTTGATCAGCAACTTTACCTAGTCCAAACCCTGCTTCTTGAGTATAGACTGAACGTATATCGTAGTGTGACATAGCTTCGTCAATGTTCGGAATAAACTGAGCATTAACCAAGAGATCATCTACGGATACAATTCGTTCACCCTGCTTAGAAGCTGATGGAACTATTTCTGATCCCGGTGTATGGTAAGAGGCATCTCTGTACTTACCTGTCATCGGAAACTGTGCTGACTTCCCTTTAGAGATCGTGCGGACACGATGTAAAGGCATCATTATATTCTTCGACTGGAAAGCCTGTAATACTTCTCCTGCATACAGCTTTAGATATAACGCTCGTGCGTCTGCACCAGCATTATTCACACCAGACCGATGAATAGCTGAATAATTAGTAGCCATTTTGTTTTCCTTAGATTAAGGGTTATTTGGTTTAATAATTAAATAACTCAGAAATCTTGGTCTCACAAAGGTCGGCACAGAGTTATCCCACGCATGGGGCAAAGTCTTACTGTTTGTTATCCTTGATTCTTTGTTAAAGCACGTTAGAATTTTGCAAACGTGCGGCAACCTTGCTTCGGAAAGCAGGGTCTTGTGAATACCTCGGATCACTCATATCCGAAGTAAGTTGAGCTAGTGACTCATAACGTGGTTGAGTTGACACGTTAATATCACCAGACATTAAAGAAGGCATTACTCCTTCTGATTGTTGATAACGAGCATACAATCCATTAACCGCAAATTGAGATGCTTCATCCAGATTACTTATCTGTTTATTGAATGCCTCTGCTTCATACGGTTCTAGATTATTATCTGCCCATTGTAGCATTAAGTTATAATTAGCTTCACCGCCAGTTATATTATATATATCATTCATCATCTGCTCTGCTCTTGCTTCTTGACCATCAATCCATGTATCCACTACTTGTTTTGATACTCCTGCTTCCTCAAGAGCCTTGTAAGCATCTGTAGATAGCTCTCCAGTTTCATTGTACTCATCTTGAAATACACTGAAATCCAGTCCTCTCTCATCCAACATTTTATGAACTTGGGCTGAGCTAGTATCTAATATCTCAGGGGCTTCTTCAGTTTCAAATCTCTCTTGTTCTTCCTGTTGTGCTCTCTCTTCTGAACTAGCGTGAAACTGTTGTTCTAAACTTTTGTATGCCTGTGCTAGTTCTTCTGGAGAACCGAATTTCTCAGGTAGCCACTCTGGTCTATCCTGATCTTGAACTTCTGGTGGATCTTCTGAGAATCCTCCGTCACTTACTTGTATTGGTTCTTCTGCACTAGCTAGTGCATTGTATATTTGTTCTGGAGTTCCTGCTTGATTGACTCCTTCTCCTTCATATGTACTTACTGATTCTGCCATTTTTCCTTTAGTGTGTGGTTAAGCCTGTCCTCCCATTTGTTGAGCCATTGCTTGCTGTATGATCTCAGCCATTTCAGGATTATCTTTCATCCCATCTGCTATTCCTTTAGTCATATTAGGTACAGCACCTCTGATAACATCACCTTGCATTTGTGCTTGTTGAGCTTCTTTCAACTCAGCCGCTTGAGCTTCTTGGGCTTGGGCTTGTTCCTGTTGAATTTGTTCATCTGTTTTGATTAATCCTCCTGTATCTATACCAAGAGAAGCACCAAGCCTGTCCATGTAATCATCGACATTGAGTTTCTGGGAAATAACTTCTGCTCCTAATGGAGCTAAGTACTCAAGAAACTGTGCTAACTTAGTTAGATCTTGACCTCTACCTAGAGCTTCTAATCCAGTTACAACTTGAGGCTTAACTTTCCCTTTCGGGAAGTCAGGCATCTTCTTGTCTTTGATTAGCTTCTGAAGGATTAGGTTAATTAGGGGGAGTTGAAATTCTTGAGAGAGAACAGAGTAGACACCACCTAGAGCACTCTCTAGCTCTTGTGCCATGAAGCGTACTTCTTCTGCTGTTACTCTTTCAGCGTTTCTTTGAACTGAGGAATTAAGAAGGAAAGCCGCAGATAACCTATCTCGGATTGATGTCATTGCATCCAACGCTACTCTAAAGTCATTAAACTTATCAAGTTGTAGTGTTGAGACATCATTTGAGTCACCTTGTACTATTGCTCCATTAGGAGCTTCCGCTATTGTTTTCATCCTTGTAGTACCATTAGGTCTAACCAAGAATAGGACTTTAGCCGCAGCCGCAGATCCTTCTACAACAGCCTGTGTCAAGGCTTCAAGGGAACGAAGGTCTCCTAAGTATTCCTCAACGAGACCACGCCCATATGATTCACCATCTACCCTACTAAATCGCAGGGCTATAAATGGATTCTTATCAATCTTATATTTTCCATAGGATTCAGGGATAGGAGTCGTTCCTATCTCTTGATGTACATGCCAATACTTTTCTTTGTTACAAACATATGTGTATAGCTCATAGGGCTTATCAGGAGTTTCAGGGGTTAACTCCTCCGGTGAGGGAAGCCCTAGAGCCACTCTAGCTTCTGAAGGTACTGTCTTTGCACTTAAAGTTTCTTTTGTAATAAGATATAGCAAGTTACCCATTGGATCACGCTTGACTACATATCTATCCAAGTGGAATACTCTCATACCACCTTTATCTGGAAGATACAATAAGCAATTACCTGTGGTAATCAAGTGTTTCAATGCTTCAAATACTGGAACTCTGTAGGCACTAGTTTCGATCTCATTCATTGCAGATCTTTCAATCCTAGAGAATCCTTCTTCTACTGCACCACGTTGTTCTGGGTCTCCCATTAACTCTGCTAAATCAAAGTCATCAATAGTTAATCTAAAGAAAGGAGAATTAGGAGGTAGTAAGGTGAGCAGGAGTTTACTGGCTAAGTGGTTTACACCTCTTGAACCTATGCTTTGGAAAGGAGTACTGTATACTGTAGAGAAGTTTGATCCTGAATCCGGCAGAAGAGTTGGTATCGTTAGTTTAGCACACTCTCTTCCTCTATTGAGGTACGTTTCACGTTCCCCAAAGGATCGCTCATACAAACTAGCGAGTTGACCTATGGGTAACTCCTCTACTTTGCTTTTCATTCTATCCGACCTTAACTTTGAATTTATCTTTACCTGTGTTACCTTTTTGTCTCTTCTTCTTAGCTAGTTGTCCTGCTTGCATTTTACCAGACCCTTTCTCGACTACACTAGTTTCAGATCCCATTGCCGCTTGGGTTGCACCTGTTCCACCGCCACCAGTTTCTTCTGGAGCTTTTCCTCTAGCTTTATCCCATCCAGCTTTTAAAGTATCTGCTCCTTTATGAGCTAATCCTCGTGCGGCATCAGTCGCAGTATGTACACCAGTTCTAGCCGCAGTAGTAACTCCATGCACGTTAGACCGTGCAGTAGTAGTTGCTGATTGTAGGTTAGACTTTAGCTGTCTAGCTCCTCCTGATGCAGTTGTCTGTAATTTCTTAACAATATCAGGTTTCTTTATGTTTATCTTTGGTGGTTTTATGTTTATCTTTGGTGGTTTTATATTTACCTTTACTTTTGGTGTTACTCTACGCACTACTCTACGAAAAGCTCTCCTAAATCCCATGTTATTCTCCTTTTGTTATTATGCATAAAATTGACGTTTACTACCTCCAGTACCGCCTTTAGATTCTTTTTGACCCTTCTTATCTGTCTTACTGGATTTTTCAGATGAAGACTTACTATAGTTTGCTGAAGCAGTATCACTAGTTTCAGGACTGTCACCACCTTGTGCTCTACCGGGCATTGATCTCGTGTTCCTCTCTATGAAATCTCCAACTCCTTCCGTTGCCATCTCGAATGAGGACATAGCATCTCCACTTACTGCTCCTACATTCCTTTGTGCTGCTCTAGTCTGCTCATCTAACTTCTCTCTTTTGTATTGCCGTGCTCTTTGTTTAGCACTCTCTACCCCTTCTTGTACTTCTTCTCTTAGGCCACCCATATTTTATGCCTCATTTATAAATAGTCTCCAGTCTCCACCCTCTGTACCAGAGTGGTGACTTAGTTTTTTAGATAAAAGGGAGAAGTAAGGAGACTCCGGTTCACACGGGAGAATAAACTTACTTACACCATCATTTGCTAGAAGAGCACTCATAGTTTGGAATATAGAAAATGAATCTCTTCCTTTAACTTTCTGTGTGTGCATCCACCAATAAACTGTTGGACTATAAAGACAGAAAGCTCCTACAATATCCTCCCCTTTCTTAACAACATGGGTAGGCATAAGAGGGTGTCTATTTCCATCTTTATCTGCTTCTTCGTAAACTTCCAGTCTCTCTTCTTCCGACTGTATTGGTCTTATACTTATATAGTTATTTAATGTACTCATGTGTGTGTTTTTTATAAAAGGTTAAACTACATTAAGTCCACCACCTTTGTACTTATCACTTCCTTTAGATTTTCCTTTTCCTTTAACAACTTTTCTATACTTTCTTGAAGAGCCTTTCTTTTGTGTGTCTGCTTCTGGTGACATGTCTAACTCAGCTTGAGCTAGTTCTGGCTCATCTCTCATAGCAGGAGGAGGAGGAGGTGGGGGCATCACTATCTTAGGCGGGGCTGGTGTTGATGGCATGCACATTATCATCCTCATAAAGTTGTTTAAGTCTGCTTATAACAGACTGTTGTCCCTGAAGAAACCTTAATTCCTCTATAGTTGTCTCTTTAGGGGGTAAAATATCAGGGAACATATCCTCAAGATATTGAATTAATTCTTTAGAAACTAAGTTATAGTCCATAAATGTCCTTATATTTCACAAGCACCAGCAGTACATGCTAACTCTTGTGATGAAGTTGTGTTATCTTTCATCTCATATTCTGATAATTTCTTCCAATTTATCAGAGGGATACGAGATTTTAACTCGTTGTACTCCTCTTCGGAACACTCTGTATACGGAGCTTGGTCATAAACATAATCAGAATAAGGTAAAAATGATACACCTGATATATCTTCAAAGTTTTTATATACAAATGAACCGACTTCTATCCATTCGTTTTCCTTAACTGAAACTGTCTGACTAACTTTATGTTCAGCCCAGAACTGAGAGTATAACCTATGGAGTTCCAACTGACTGACAGCAGAGAAATCTTTTCTAGTTAGAGATGACTCAGGGGATCTCATGGGGAATGAAAAGACCATCACGTTACTAGGGTTAGTTATGTCCGGCTCGTGTGGTACTCCGCTATCAACCAGAAGGTTACACAGGGGATCTTTCACATCAGATCTTACTGTTCTAATGTAGAAAGGACTGTGGCGTGTGTGGATTCCTGAAGCAGAGTCAACTAATTGACTTACTGTTCCAGAAGGTTTAACACAAGTTACACTAGCTGAAGGGTTTATACCTAGTATATCAGCGTGTGTCTTGTTTGTTGAGACTGCTACTTCCTTTAGATGTGTCAGTAATGAAGGTAAGTTCTCTCCACTTGATCCATTAGTTAGTGTACAGTCCATGATACCAGTTAAAGATACACCAAGTAGTCTCTCCTCTTCACAGTTTGTTTTCCATCTACTACTTAAGTACCTGAAGTTAGTTAAAGTAGACTGCCATGTACCTAATATAGTAGCATGCATTATCTTTGTACCTAAAGTATTCTTAGTATCACTTGGTCTAACTACTGCTTCAGTTAAATTGCAGAACTCTCTAGGTCTGAGTATAATCTCAGAGCAAGGGTTAGTACCAAAATCATCTATAGCTTCTCGTCTTTCCTCCAACTTTTCAATGTGTTTCTTAGCATTGGCACTGCTGAATATACCTCTCTCACCTGACTTAGAATTGTATAGTGCTTGCCATTCCTTCATGAATGTACCAACATCAGGATGAGCATGGTAGTTTGCAGAGTTATTTGATAGTGCTCTCTGTGGTTCAGTATGCCACCACTCACCTGATTTACAGGTACGCATCTGTTCATCACCTATGTCACTTAAGGATAGCAATGCACTCCTTCGTACTCCTCCAACTACTACAACCTGTGCAGTCTTACATACTATATCATGGCACTCTATGGAGGTTAGCTTAGTTCCTTTTGCGTTTTTAAATTTGCTGACTGTAAAATTAAATAAGCTATCCAAAGGTTCAGGGCCACTTGCTCTACCACCAAATGTTTTCAACGGTGCTCCAGCTTCCCTAACTCCACTTAGATCCCATCTTGGAATCAAACCATTATACAATAGAGAGATTAGTTCTCTAAATCCTTTAGCCCATCCTAACTTAGAGTCTCTTACAACTATAACTGTATCAGTCTGATATAACTTGTTAGGAATGGCAGGTAACAAGTTTGTATACTTTTGTTCAACACTAAAGCCTACACCTGTTCCGTTCATCAGTACATATAACAACTCATCAAAAGATCTAGGAGAGTCAATAGGTAGGTAAGCACAGTTATACCCTGCTACATTCTCTTTCTCCAACGCCTTTCCTGCTGTCATTAAACAACGCATGGAAGGCATTACATCTAGATTTAGAACTGACTTCTTTAGTCTAGTTTCTAAACCTTTTTCTACAATATAGTTACAATTTTCCTCAAGATGTTTTCTAAAGAAATCAAAGTATCTATCAACAGTTTCCTTCCATGTCTCTCTTCTATTCTGATCATAGTCCCAACGTGAATACCTTGAAAGGTGGATGTATTGTTGGTACTGTGTAGGTAAATACTTATCTGCCATCTTTCTCTCTCTCTATTAATTTTTCTAAATAAGTCCTTGCTTTTAGTAAATCATTTACTCCACCTTTGTATGTGTAGCGTGAGACGTACTTAACTATGTTCCCCTCTAAGAAGTCTAACTCATTTGCTATTATATAATCAAGTGGTTCAGACTTTAACTCATTGTAATGTTTAGGATTTGTTACCTCTTCCTTTTCTAACCTCCTAAGTTTTTTAATATTATCTTGATCGTTCTCTCTATGCATTCCGTAATTGCTCATTATCCCTCCCTTTTGTTCTCCATAGTTTTGGTTCGTGTATTAACTTTTTGGAAGTAGAAGGTGGTTGCCAGAGAGTAGGATACTCATCTAAACCGTTGAAGTAATCTTTCTGTAGTATGAAAGCCATTCTAGCTTGTGTGATAGCATCCTCTTCAGTATGTCCTCTTTCTATATATTCCTTCAGGACAACTTCCCATCTGTTTTTCTTTTGAGCATCTGCATGATCCATTATTTTAGCGGCAGATACCTTACCTACTCCTGTACAACCTGAGTACCCATCAACTGAGTCACCAGTTAAGGTTTGTATCATAAAGTTTCTCTCTGCCATATCTTCACTCAGATCATAAATTTGTTCAGTCTGGAAATCCCAATGTTTACCGGGGATAGTAAGAAGATCTTTATCAGTAGAAACAATACAAGTTTTGTCTGGAAACTGAGTACACATGATACCTAACATGTCATCTGCTTCTAACCACTCTGACATCATTGATTCATAGTTATCTCTGATGTACTCTCGTGCAGGAACGTAGCACACAGGTTTTCTAGTACCTCTGCGTTTGGATTTGTATGTCTTATTAATATCTTTTCTAAAGTTTGTATGAGAACTTAAACAGACTATGATTGAATCTGCATTAGCATCATCCATTAACTTCTGTAAATCATTATCTATTAGTTTTTTAACATCTTTGAAGTCACAATGTAGTGTCCAAATATCTTCACCCCAATCAACTTCCTGTTCACTAGCTAAACAATTTTTATATACTAAGATGTCTCCATCTATTAGTAACTGCATAATCCCCCTCTATTAATGTGTCTCGGCCCAATTTGAACCGAAGTTATACTCACCTGTAAGTGGTACTTTAAGATTCAGTAGTTTTCCTGCCTTTGATATTGAGTCTATTGCAATCTTACCTACCTCATCTTCTATACCATTCTTAACAATAACTTGTATCTCATCATGGATAAAAGCAACTTGTTTATAATCTTCTCCCTCTATAAATCCTTCCTCTTTCATAAGTCGGTGGAACTCGACCACCCACTTCTTACATATGATAGCTCCTGCTGATTGGCAGAGAGTATTAAGAGAAGAGTGAGTAGATCTGACTGGAACTTTTCTACCGTCTAATCCAAATAAGAATCCCTTCTCTGCCTTATTAAATACCTTTTGTCTTAGCTCTTTAAATGCCGGAACTTTCTTAAAAAATAAATCCTTAAGTCTCTTACCTTCTCTTGCATTCTTGCCAACGATCTCTCCCAATTTAGCATCCCCTGCCCCATATAGTAGTCCGTAAATAAAGGTCTTTGCTTGATCTCTACTAGGTAGGTCAGTGGCTTTTCTATTAGCTTCGTGTATATCACCATTAATAACTGTTTCAGCATAACTGCCGCCATCAAAGGATGCAAGATAATGAGACACAACCCTAATTTCAAGAGAACTAACGTCACACCCAAGTAAACTGAAACCCTCTGGTGCATAGAAAAGTTCTCTACATTCTCTTCCGAAGAATCCTTTAACACTTGGTACTTGTCCGAGGTTAGGGTGTGAATGAGAGCACCTACTTGATACTGAACCCATCGTATTAACTGAACCGTGAATCTTACCGTCTTTCTCATGATATAACCAAGCATGTTTCCCCTCCGATAGTTGTCCTATTAACTTGTTAACTCTGAATGCCTCTGCCATTAGCTGTGCTTCTGGATAAGGTAACTCAGATAATACTGTCTCATCAATTTTTGGTTCTTCAGTAGGAGTAAACTTAGTAGGCTTCCATCCGTGTATATCGTGTAGTCTCTTTGCAATGTGCTTGCGTGAGTTAGGGTTAAATTCAATCACCTTCTCTTTTATAAATGGAACTCCCTTTACATACCCTCTACTCTTATTGTTTACCTTTGGAATAAATGTCTCCTTCTCTACCCAATTTCCAAAGGCTTCTTTTAATTGAGTTTGAAGTTTGTTTCTTTTGTCTGCTAAAATACTATATAGTTTAACAGCTTTACTTTTGTCAAACGGAAACCCATTCTCCGTCTGTCTTAGACAAATCTTATGTATCTCATGTTCTAGTTGTATTGACTCATCTGAGAAATTAGCTTCTAATAATTTTTGATACAACTTGTAGTTAAGTTCTACATCTCTCTCACAATACTCTAACATTTCTTGACAGTACTCAGAGAAGTCTGTGTAGTCACCTTTTGTAAACCCTAGTCTTTGACCCCATGATTTAAGTGAGTGTCTACCATACTGATCACGATCTATAGACTTCTTTTTAGCATCTCTAACTGCTCTATCTGGGTACACTAGCTTAGATATAACTAACGTGTCTATAATTTCTTGTTCAGGATCAGGTTCATATTTGAAAATCTTTTTTAGAACAGGAAGGTCAAAAGATATAATGTTGTGTCCTATAATCCTTGAAAAATTTTTTAACAAAAATAGTGCGTCTGATTTATCTTCTCCTGTGAAGGAGAGCATCTTATCCTTTTCTATATCATAAATAACTATACAGTGTATTTTAGTACAGTCCTCTATGAGTCCGTCAGTTTCTATGTCAAATATACAGCTACTCATTTTCCCCCTTAATTAAAAACTTGTGCTTTCTCCTGTCCACTGCTCTTCAGTTTCATCATCAAACGGAATATCATCGTACTCTGCTTCTGTTAATCTTCCAGTTTTATGATCGTAGTCTAGGTAACATGCAATACCAGTTTCACCAGTCCATCTATTCTTTAATACTCTCACAGTAGTACGGTCTGGAGAGTCTCCTTGTTGGTTTCTTTCACATCCAATAACTATATCTGAGAGTTGACCTATTGAAGCCGAACCTCTAAGTTGTGCCATACTAGTCTGTGCTCCATCTTCATGACCTTTGTTACCTTGTGGTCTCTTTAGATGGGATACTAGTATTAGTCCACAATTTACCTCTTCAACTAGACCTCTGAGCTTAGTCATCAGGTTATCTATAGTCCTTCTCTCATCCCCTTCTTCTATACCAGATACTACGATAGAAATGTGATCAAGAATAATAAAACTGCAACCACAAGCAGTAACCATGTACCGTATCTTATTAAGAAGGTTGTCACTTTCAAGTGACCCCCAATGATCGTATAAAAATATCCTACCAGTATTAAGAGTATGGTCAAATGCATCTTTAAATTCTTCATCTGTTACCTCTATATTGCCTAAGTGGAGAGGTTTATTTAAGTAGAGTCCCATGAAACCTAGACCAGTCCTCTTGTTAGACTCCTCTAATGCAATGTAGCCTAGCGTCTCCTCTTGATTAAGTATGTGGTTTGCTAACTCTCTACATACCTGAGATTTACCTATCCCTGCACCAGCAGTAACAGTAACTATCTCCCCTTTCCTCATTCCAAGAGTCTTTTTGTTTATACCTTCATATGGGTATTCACAGGATGCCATAGAGTCTTCAGCACTAACAATGTCCCACAAGTCTGCTCCATTAACGATACCGTCTGGTCTGTAGACCTGTGCTTGCCATAGGCAATCTACCAAGTCCTTAACCCTACCATTCTTAAGCATCTCATTTGCATCCTTAAGAGGTAGTTTTGCTATCTTAGCTTTACCCGGAGGTAGTACTTGAGCACACTCTTTAGCGGCTTTCACACCGGGATCATCGCTATCAAAGCAGAAGATAACCTCTTCGTACCCATTAAGTAATTCTATGCTCTTACGAATGGATTTAGAAGCACCTGCTGAACCGTTTGGTACTGAGTATACAGGCCACCTATTACCTTGAGCCTGAGAGATGGAGAGAGCATCTATCTCACCTTCGCAGATAACTGCTTTCTTACCTTTACCAGACCAAAGATGGAGACCGTATAATCCAGCGTCTTTTATATCTCCTCTAACGTGGAAATCTTTATTCTTAAAACGAATCTTCTGTGCTATACGATTACCACTAGAGTCTTTATAGTTAGCTATTTGAACAGGTTGTCCACCGACCTCGCCTATTCTATAGTCCCACTTCCTACAAGTTTCTTCAGTAATCCCTCTAGCATTGAGGTTCGTTATCTCACCGTCAACAAAACTCATGTTTTTATCCCCTTTATCTATTACAACTTTCTGTTCGCCTCCTGATTCTCTGTACTCACATCCAAAACAATAAGCATGTCCATCTGTGTATCTGGCTAGATTATCTCTAGACCCACACTTAGGGCACGGTTCATGTTGGATAAATTCGCTATCTTCATGTTCTAATTCCATTTGTTACCCACTTCTTCTGTCCATCTTTACTAGTGACTTCCATACCTCCAATATAGGTATACCCTGCTTTCTTTAAAAAGTCAAATATATTATCTAGTACAGCTTGTAACCCTTCCCCTTCAAAAGAAGTCTCAAACGAGTTCTCTACAAAGGAGCAGTGTTCTGATACTCCGTTAATAGACTTGAATTGTAACTTATAATATTCTTGAAGTTCGTCTTCATCTCTTTCCATAATATCCCCTGAGTTCTAAATTAATTTGCTTATTAACATCCCACCATTCTACTACGTTGAACGATGGACACTCTACTTTATCTAAAGTTGAATGCCCAACAACCTTTGCATCCTTGTACGTTAGTTTTAATGTTTTGATGAGTACAAATAGTGCTTCTTGCTGTTGGGCAGAATAATCTGGAGCATGTACACCTCTAGTATTCTGACCTCCTACCAAACATATACCTACTGATTGGTCATCGTACTCGTGTAAATGTGCTCCAATTTCACAGAGTGGCCTACCTAATTCTATTGTACCGTCTCGTCTAATGACAAAGTGGTATCCAATCTTAAGTAGTCCTCTTTTCCTGTGTCTTTCGTCAATATCTCTAGCACTTAGGTTTTCATTAGGTTTTGTGTTAGTTGAGTGAACAATTATATAATTAGTTTTTTTTCTTTTTGACATTCTTCATCCAGTCTTTTGGAATAGTTTCTTCTGCATATTTAAAATTATATTTTTCACACCACTTAGCACATGTTAATTTAGAACCTTGAACACGTTGATTAGCATTTGAGAACACAAACCTTATATCTAACTCTGGGTGTTGCTTTTTTATTTCTCTATGTTTCCTTTGTTCTTCTTTTCTGAAGAATCCTTTAGCTTCAATAATGACTCCATTACCTAATACAAAGTCTGGAGTATAGTTATGTGATATGACATAAGCAACGGACATTGGCTCATACTTAAATTTACATTTATGTTTTGCTAAGTTGTCCGCTATCCGTTGCTCAAGACCAGATCTAAAAGTCACCAGACTTTTCTTCACTAGAAGAGAAGGCTTCTCCTTCATCTGTAAAGACATTAGTATCCTCTGCTATTGGATCGTAGTCCTTTTCAACTCCAAATACATCATCCACATTAGCTTGAGGTACGTACTCAATAACCTTAAGTACTTGTACCATACGTAGACGAAGTTGTATACCAAGAGTCTGACCATGTAGGTATGGGCCTAATTCATAGGCTACCTTACCGATTGATCCATTAGCAACCTTCAGAGTATTGGGTAATGGGGATTTATCTGGCCCGACTACCACAGGTCTCTGAGTAAATGCTTGACCGTTCTTAGAATTAACTCCAGATGCCTTAAGTTTGAAGTGGAACTGAGTACCAACTTCCATCCCTGAGTCATCAGTAAGTTTCTTATACGGCTTCCACTCTTTCCACTTACCATTAGGATTATCAGCTAGACACTTATCCTTCCAGTTGGAATGAGCATTGTCAATCAACTCTTGAAGCGTGTCAGCTTCTTTATCCTTAAGGTTTATCTTAACGTGGAACAGTCCTTCAGCTTTATGCCTAGTGTCAGCAACTAGTATATGAGGATACTCAAATTCACCAACTGGTGTTACTAGGTACTTTCCTGCCATATTACTCCTTATGTGTGTGTTAAAGTTATGGTCATTACAAGAATGTCCACATTTTAAGAGAAGAAGTATTTAGAAGTAAGAACTCCTGAAATATCTAGTTCTCCTTTTGATGGTGGCTCTTCCAGATTTGGAATCACATCCACCACGTTTTCATAGAAATTTTCTAGTACATCTGTATTAGAATACATCTCTACAAAAGACTTTCTTATAGAATCAGCTAACCTCGGTACATGATGTGCGTGCACACCAAATGAGTCATGTACTACAGAGAAATTGTTTATACCCTCTAGTATACACTTATTTATAGTCATTGTCAAGGCAGTAGCATCCATGCTGTGTACAAAGTTAGGTGATACTCCATTAATTGTCCTCCTACGATCTATTCTTGAGGTTTCCTCTAGTATCGTAGGCTTAATCAGTACATTATCTATATGTGTGGTGATCCTTCTGGATTTCATGCTGGAATACACTTGTTGAACCACGAATCCAGAAGGTGTCTCCCATGTGATAGGTAGATTCTTGTCTGCCATCTTCCTACCTATCTCTTGAAGCCACGCCATAGCTTCACGAGACTTGACCACCACTTCACTAATTGCATCCCAAACGTGTTTGGATAGGTATAATGATCCTTCGTAGATATAATCTCCAAAGGGGTTATTCTTTGAGACTAATATCTTGTCATTCATTGCATCTTCTACATACTCTCTACAGCTAAACCTAGTACCACCATAAGGTACTACCATTACTGGTCTTTTGGTGATCTTACGATCTATTCCAAAGGTTAACCACTCTTTTGAGTATGGGACTCCAGATTTAGCATCATCTTGTACCTTATCCTGTACTACATCTGCTACCATCTGGTAAATATCCTGTGGTACTACCTCTGGTGTCAGGTTTGTAGCCTTTCCACCTATGGTATCTCTGAGCATAGCAGAGAAATGTTGGAGACCATTGTTAGACCCATCTAAACAGACAGGTAAACGAGACATGAATCCATACCCTTCCTTCTTAAATTCTCTCCACTCCATACACCATGCTAAGAATGTCCACGGCTCATCTGCCTTAGTCCACCACCTGAAATCTAGTGGTGATTTAGCTGATTGTTCAATATTATCAGTGTTTTCCAAGACCCAAGCCACTCTATCCTTGAATGATACCTTGTCATATCCATATGCATTAGCACCATGTACGGCAAAGTAATCCCTCTGTTCTTCATTACTAATAGGTAATCCCTCTGCAAACTGTAGTAAAGACTTGGCATAATCTGGGCCTTGAGGTGTCAGAAAGGAATTAACTGTATACTTTCGACCTCTAAAGTCACATTGGTACACAAAGTATATAGCTTTGTACTGACGGAACTTCTTAGCCATTGCTATGGTGCGTACTAACTGGATACGCTTGCTCGTCATCTTAGCATTCATATCGTGTACTTGAGTAGCCTTCTTTTTCCACCTTATAAACATGTCTAATTCTTTCTCTGACATATCTTTTTTACTACCCTGTACTGGAGAGGGTAAAATCTTATAATCTTCTCGTGGTGGAAGACTAGCCCACGATTCACCAGTAGCCCAACATTGCTGTATGGTGTCTAGTATTTTGTTATTGACTACCCACTTGGTACGTTGGAGAGCATTAATAGCACCATACTCTAGTGGCATATGGTGATAAACCATCTCCTGTAGGTATTTTCTATTCCTAGTTTTAATTAGTGAGATTCCATCAATCTTTTCAGTATGATAGCCACCATTGAAAGGTGTACTCCAATCCTTCGGTGGTATTACACATGGATAGAAGTATGGATGTAGTCCTTCACCTTCCTCATTTACGTTCTCAATCCAGTATAACGTGGCTTTATTGGCTTGAATATAGATAACTCTCCTGCTCCTACCAAACTGGACAGTCTTTACTTCCATTAATCCAGTAGTTTGGATCAGAATATCTATTAATTTACTGCCTAAGTGCAGTTTCTCCTGCTTTGTCCACACAGGATAGTCTACCATCTCCACTTTACTCATGGTTCTGATGATATTATATCTCCTGTATAACCTGTTACTGGTACGTGAGGTTACTTTCTTCTTGATTCTCCTGAATATCTTCTTAGACTCCTCTCCTCTATCCCATAAGTCAAACTTGAATTGATCCTCTACTGCACCTGCCAGTTTCATAGCTACACGAGTAAATGGACTCCTCTGAGAGACTCCATCTATAGCATACTTTAAAGTCAGGTATGCACAAATCTCTGAATCCATTAATCCAAGTGTTAAAGCAGAGTTCTGGTACTTTCCCACTCCACCAGACAAGGCTTCAGCTAAGAAATTCTTGATCCCATTGGTAACTGAGTCTAGAGCCTCTTTCATTAGAGTAATACCATAGAGAGTAGTTGACTCTCCTGATCCCCTTTTAGCATTCTTGATATTCTTGTAGTACCTATCAATGCCTAAAGAGTTCATCTCCTTTTCAATTTTCTCTTGCTCATTAGCTAGATTCAATTTAACTCCTCTTTTGGTATGTTTTCTGATACTGCTTCAAGAAAGTTATTCTCAAGCATCTCCATTGCCATAGATACATACACTAGACATGTGCCTACTTTAGAATCACACTCCTCATCTGATCTCAGACATCCATCAATCATCATTAAAGCATTACCTAGAATCTTCTGTGCATCTCTGTCTAACCTTTGTATCCTTTTGTTTGATAATCCATGTTCTTCCTTCAAATCTCTATATGACAGACCCTTCATCCTCCTCCCCTGTTAGGTTTAGCCTTCAAATGTTAGTATTTCCTTTCTGTACTTATGTACACCCTCTTTAAAGGATTGTTCATCTATGTTACCTGAGAATAGCCAATCAGCTTCATCCATCAAGTTAGATGTTTTCTCCATTATGAACTGAGTATACTTAAGTACCTCAAGTGTATCCTCTGAGAACTCTGGTTCATTGAGTCTAATTTCTTCTCTTAAGGATTCCACTTGTTTCTTAAGTGTACTCTGGAAGTGTCCAAAATGTCCTCCACTCATGTATTCCTCACAATTATATAGTTTACCTACTTTTAACCTAGAGTATTTCTTCTTACTCTGGTGAACTTGTGTTCCTCTGTTAAGTATACCTTTGCCCACTCTTATTCCCTTTTACTACGTAAATGTCCATATATTATTTAAGGACTGATTTTAGTTGCCATCAGCTTGACATCTCTGACGTATGTATCTCCATATTCCCATGATCCATAGGTGTATGGACTCATAACTGCACAAAACCATCTAGCATATGGATTCTCTGCTTCTTTGGATGGTTTCTGCCACTTCTTCAAGACTCTCCACTCCCATACTCCATCTGGAGAGTTCCAGACCCATACTTCATATGGCTTTTCTACTGGTCTTGTCTTTGCCATCAAGTTTTTTTCCATGTGTCTCCTTTGGTTTAGATTTCACCTGAACTATTGATCCTGTGTACCCATCAGGTGTCTTGTATCGTAGTCTAGTAATTACTTCGTAGTCAGTCATCCCATCCTTCGTCACTTGCTCCTCTATCTGAGTCAGGTTCATTGTACTTGTGTACATAAGGATAACCATAATCCTCATCATCACCATAAA